TAAGCCGCTTCCTTCATCGCCACGCCCTCGATATGCCGGACGATGGCGGCGCAGATGGCCGGGAATTGCGATACCTTGTAGAGCTTCGCGGCCTTGTCGACCATCGCCGGCTTGAAGCCAAGCGATTCCAGAAACTCAGCCTTGACGATAAATCCGAGGCGCTCGCACAGTTCGCCGGTCTTCATCATTTGGCCGTTGTCGGCAATCGGAAGGACTTCGGCGAGGCATGCGGCGGATAGCGGGAGTCGCGCCATAACCTCGGCGTGTCGCTGGATGGCGGCGTCTGCAATTGCCTTTTCGGCAGCGGCTTGCTCGTCGGCGATCCGGTCGGCTTCGCGCTTCTCGGCGGCGGCTTTCTCGGCGGCCAGCAGCAATTGCGTTGCGGCGATCTCGTCGCGAATAGCCTGCAGACGGGCGAACTCCGCATCGCGCTCCTTCTTCTCTTCAGCTTCGCGCAATTCCTTCTCGGCGCGCAGCTTTGCAAGTTCTTCCCGCTCGGCCTGGATGCGCTTGAATTGCTCGTCCTGCTCGGCCTTGATTCGAATAGCTTCGGCCTCGGCGCGGACCTTTGCGGCGTAGATGTCGCGCATCGTTTGCAGCGTCTTTGCCTTGGCCTCGACCGCCTCGCCGTAGAACGCCTTGAAACTGTCGTCAATCTCCATCGACTCCAATTTCTCGATGTCATCCAGCACGGATTCGGAGGATGAGTTTTCGAGCAGCAGCGGGAAGTTCTTGATGTTGGCGATGCGCTGCATGATTGCGGCCAGGGCTAGGCGTTCGGCTTCGGCTTTCTCGGCCTTCTCGCGGGCTATCTTGGAGTCCCATGTGTCGCGGAGATTGACCAGGCGGCATTCTTCCGGCGCAATCAGATCCACCAAGCGTTTCTCTTCGGCGATTACCGCCTTGCTGAACTGCGTGGCGTCGTCTCTGGCGGCTTTGCCGGCCTTTTCGATACCAACACGCGCAGCCTTGGCAGTCATCGCGGCAGCGTGGCATTCTGTGCGGCCATCGGCGCTTGTGACTGCGGTGATTGACATAGATCGAATAGCGAGAGCGGTAAGCTCCGCCTCGGCCTTGGACGATCCCAGCGCGACGGCGGCGCGGGCGGCTACGGTGAGTTGTGTGGTGTTCATGATTGATCCCATGTCAGGCGTTTGAAGATTGAGCGAGTACGGCGAACGTCTTCCTTGCAATACTCGATCACCTTTTTCGGATCGTGCGGCCACGTGTCGGCTACCATCGAGCCATCAAATCCGCCTTTGCCATCCAGTCCGAACGCTTTGCACAGTTTGTCCATGCTGACGCGCTTCTGTGAGTCGCTAGACCACATCAGCATCGTGTCTGCAATGCAAGCCTCCCAAGGCTTTGCGCCCATCGCTTTGAGAATTGCTGGAACTGGTAAAACGCCGTGAATGATTGAGCGATGCTTGAGGAACGGCAGGTCAAATCCGGCGACGTTATGGCCGACAACCGTAATAGGCTGATAGGCTGTTCCGCTGTGGTGGTCGACGCCGGACATATCAAACACATGCGTGTAGAAATGCTCGATCATGGTTTTCTCATCGCCGGACGAGTTGCGGTCCGCTGCGAAGATTTCGCCATCATCGAATGCATAGCAGATGCAAGCGATCTGCCCGAACAGTCCATCGAACGAGGTTTTCGAAACCGCATCCTTGATGGCCTGTTCTTTGTTCTCGCGCAGCCATTCGGCAATGCTTTCCGGCTTCTTGTACTGCGCCGGCACGGTGATTGTTTCCGCTACCTGGGCGATAAACTCAGGATCGGAGCAAGGAAGCGTTTCAATGTCGAGATAGAGTTTCATGTTGTCGTCCAATTAGAAAGGAATGTCGTCGTCCATGTCAGCAAACGGGCCGCCAGATGGCGCCGTGCTGCTCGTTGGTGTTTGTTTCGGTGGCTGCGCGCCGGCCTTCAGCGGGCGATCACGAAGCGCGTCAAGCATCTTGTCGAGCGTTCCAGGCTTCTGCGCCTTGTTCAAGATTTCGCTTGCGGTGAATTCGTCTTTGTCGAACACGCCGGAGATAGCAGGCTTCCAAGCCGTTCCGCCTGCCGTCTTTTCGTACTCTTCCATATGGATGACGAGGCCAAACGGCTTGTTCATCAGTTCCTTGAAAATCGGCGTGCTGACCTTGACGCGCTTCTGCTGCTCTTGGTCATATTTCTCGATTTCGCCAACTTCAGCCTTGAGAGACTTGACTCGCATACAGGTCATGATTGCCATCAGCGCATTGAAGCCCTGAAGCTGTTTGCCGTCTGCGTTGTGCGTCCAGATGGTCAGGTAATCCGCCGTTGCGCCCGTATTGGACTTGAACGACATGTCGACACCCTGACTTCCTTTTCTGCTTGTAATCGGCTCGGCGCGGGTCAGGATCCCTGGGTACTTGCCTCTCGTGTCAATTCGGCTGTTGATGCTGTCGGCTTGTTTTGCGGCTTCGACGTTCAGTTGATATTCCATAATTCAAAGCTCCGGTAGTTAGGCGGCTTCTTTCAAGCCGTAGTAGTTGAAAATCGTGGAATCGACGGCAGAAATATCGTTCTCGATCAGTTCAGAGTCGAACATTCCGAGAGGTGACTTAACTGTGTCAGACCCGCTGTTTTGCGTTGAAAACAGGTAATTTCCGTTCTGCACCACTGTCCGCAGAACGATGGTTACAAGCCCCTCCATGACGATCTTTTCGTCCAGCAACTTGCCAATCGTCTTGATCTTCGTTTTTCCAAAATCGTCGGTCGACGTGTGGCTCAACAGATAAACCCGCTTGTGATCGGGCAGCGATGTAGCGGCCATCAGCACATCCCATGCGTGGCGAGCAATTTCGTTGTATTTGGCGAATGCGGCGTTTCCGACTTCAACGTCGGTGACTCGGCGCATGAATTCGTTGGCAAGCAGGTATTGGAAGTCGTCAATAACGATGATTTCCTTGCGGGTGCGCTTCATGGCTTCGACCATGTTGGCGCTGATGTCGGTAACGTACACAGACCCGCTTTCCTTGGTGCATGGCTTCCAGTCGCTAGAACGGAACGGCAGCGGTTTCTTGACGGACTGGATCAGAAGCGTATGTGCTGGGTCGAGATTGCGAAGGCTGGTGGTCTTGCCCGTTCCGCTTTCCCCTAAGATCATGCAAGCGATAGACATTGATGTTCTCCAATTCAATATTCAGTTGTTCAAGCTGGCTTTGGTGTTGTTGGTAATACTGGATTCCGCCGTCGTTGCTCATGGCTTAGGCCGTCTTCCACGTTCTGCGCTGGCCGGGCTTCATCAGCGCCGAGTATTCCTTGCGGGCCTTCGCCAGATCGTCCTGGGTATGCGTCTTGGCCGTCAGCACCTTGGCAAATCCTTCGGCGGTCAGTTCGGTGCGCAACATCGCGCATTGGTCGGCCAGGTGGATCTCGAGGCTGCGAATCACGAACATCAAACAGACTCGGCGGATAAAGTTGATCAGGCGCATTTCATTTTCCTTTGCCGGTATCGGGCCGACTTCTTGTAAGCGCACTGCTTGCACTGAGCATGCCGGATGCCTGTTTTCGGGTTCTTGTAGAACGCTGATTCGGGCAATTCAAGATTGCATCGCGGGCAGTACGAATCCTCGGTTGCGTCTTCTGGAACGATGAACGTCTGAACGCGGACCATATCCATCGGCAGCGGGTAGGGCGTCAGCGTCAGCAGTTGGAGCAGTTCGGACACGTCGAAACCTCGGGAGAAACGCGGCCCCATATCGTCGGGGCCGCTGCACGGTCAGGCTTTCACTGACTTCGCCGGTACTAGCGGCTCGCTCTTGATCGTGTCTTTCGGCCTTGGCGTACTTGATCGTGATCCGCCTGCGTTTTAAAGCTCGCCCGTTGGTGTGTGGTGGGCGCGGCCACTCGTAGCTAATGCGTACTTGGGAGGATGGCAAGATTCGAACTTGCTACCTCTGTCCTTGGGTAAGCCGGCCGGCTTCAGCGCTCTAACCGATGAGCTACACCCTCCCAGCTACGCACTACAAACTTAATTCACAGCACTTTGAAATCGCCTCTCACAGCGGCCTGCCAGTCCGCTTGTCGCTACTTTTTGCCGAGTGCCATGACTCACTCTGCGGCTGCCGTATGGAGAAGGGAGAATCCTGAGGATCACCATCCGGCGCATGAGAATCGATTTCGAAGCGCTGCTTTGCTGCTGTTCGTGTTGCGGTGTTGACGGAATTGATTATGAGTGCGCTCACAACGTAAGTCAAGCGAAAATTTGAGCACACTCACAATTATTTTTAAAGGTCGAAAAAAAGCCGCATAATTGCGGCCGTCTTTGCGACTCCTGGCGGAAGGTATTACTTTAGTTATAGCGCTTAAATTATTCCGTTGCCGACCCCTCTAAATAGCTTGGGGTTGTGCATAAAGTCACACGGAACAAAATGTAGCAGGGCAATACTTTTCGAAGAGGAAAACCCGGCACTCCTCTATAAATTTCCTAGCCGGGTATCAAACCTAAAACCCAGAAAAATGGACAGCGTAGAAAAGTTGTTGGGAGAACTACAAGCGTGCATGGATCGCCTGGCTGATAACGGCGTATTTACTACAGCTATCGTCACATCAGATACGATTCACGCGGTCAAGTTTCACGGCGAGGCTTTACACTCTGGGAGGCGTCGAGCATTCGACCGTCCAACAGTCCTTCACTAAAGCCCGCTTCAAGCTCTGCGACCTCTACCGACAGGTAGTGCAGCATCTTCACCTGTTTGTCTTTAGGCAGCTTTGAGAAAAGCTGACGGACCCTGATTAGCCGCTGTATCGTGGCGGCCGTAGTTGCGTTAGAGATTGCGCTAAATTCGAACGGGTCGGAGTTCGTCGCCAAACTGAGACGCAATAGAAGATCGCCAGACAATGCTTTGGTATCTCCCGCCTCTAGTTTGTTTATTGCTCCAGGCGACACTCCGCAAGCTCGCGCTAGTTCGGATTGGTTCATTCCTGCGCGCTCTCTGGCCGCTGTTATTTGGGAGCTAAGTTTCATCAAAATATCATAACTTTCTCCGGTGTGAGCGTGGGAACGATTGTGCTTGCTTTTAGTTGTGAGTGTGCTCATAATGTGCCTTTATGAAAACACAAACCGCAATTGACCACTTTGGAAGCCGAACGGCGCTTGCCGCTGCTATCGGTATCGATCCTTCTGCTACGCACCATTGGGGCGAGTATGTTCCAGAACTTCGGCAGTATCAGATTCAGGTGGTAACAAAAAACAAACTCAAGGCCGAGAAGCCACAAAAAAAGGCAGCCTGATATGCCAGAAATCCGCTTCGAAGCCAAAGACACAACGCTCGCCGTTCTCGACGGGTATTGCAGCGCAACCGGCAAATGCCGCACATCGTTCATCAATTCGCTCCTTGAAGACTGGGCGACCGCTAAAGCCCGTGAGGCGATGATGATTTGCCGCGTTGCCGGGATCAATCCGACGCAACCGGAGGGTAAGGGGAAATGAGAACGCAAGCCATAAGCACGAGTATCAGCGCTTTCCATGATCACCGAGCCTCCGGCAAATCCTCGCAGCAGCGCGCCCGCATCCTGGCGCTGATCGAGCAACGCGGCGGCGACTGGTCTATCGGGGAAATTGCTCAGGCGCTCGGGATGGAGAAGTCGACGATCTCGGCGCGCGTGAATGAGTTGCTGTACGAAACCGGCGACGTGATCGCCAAACCGAACCGGCCCGATCGCGTGAGTGGCGTCTGCATTCGCCCGGTCGGCCTTCCTTTAAAACAACTGGACCTACTTCAATGAGAAATCGACTTTTGGCTGTGGCCATCGCGGCCGGGCTGTCAGCGTCTATGGGCTCAGTACTGGCCGGGCAAAGCGAACTTGGCCTTGTGCATTCAGTCAGCGCGCCGCGCCTCGCTCCACCGGCTACGCGCCGCGCCAGTTCGACGCATAGCGCCTACGTGTCGCCCTGGGGCTATGCCAGCGGACCCGGCTGGAGTTGCGCACAGGTCAAGCGCATGGCCAAGAAGCGCCGCAACCAGGCGCGCAACAAGTCAGCGCACCGGGCGAGGGCAGCATGATCGCCATCTTTGGTATCAAGCTTTCATCCATTCTCGCCGGCTGCGGATTCTTCGTCGCTTACCTCGTTGTGGTGGCCATGATCGCTCAGGTAATCGGATTTTCGAGCGACAAGGGCGACGAGTAATGACCTTCGAAACCCATCCCCGCCAGATCGCACGCTTCAGGGACGCCAAGCCCGCGTGCGCAGCAACACCATCTTTCCTGTGCCGGACGTGCAAGACGGTTCGGTATCAGTTCGCTGGCCGGAGAAAAGCGGTTGGCGGCGGGTGGGTATGCACTGATTGCAATACGGCATCCGCGACGGGCGCGGAAAAGAAAAACGCCAGCTAGGGCTGTCACCCGTATCGCTGGCGTTGAAGTACCGGAGGAAATAATGGAGCACCAAGCAGAAAAAGTCAAGGGCGTGAATCTCTATCACGACCACTTTCAGAACTTCAAACGCTACAACATCCCGAGAGCGCAATTGATGATCGCCGACATTCCGTACAACATCGGGATAAACGCGTACGGATCGAATCCATCATGGTATGTCGGCGGCGACAACGCCAACGGCGAAAGCGAACTGGCCGGCAAAGAATTCTTTGATACCGACAAGGATTTCCGTATTCCTGAGTTCTTGCACTTCTGCTCGACCTTGATGATCAAGGAGCCGAAAGAGGCGGGCCGCGCTCCGGCAATGATCGTGTTCTGTGCGTTCGAGCAACAGTTTCAGTTGATCGAAGAAGCCAAGAAATACGGCTTGAACAAGTACATCAATCTCGTCTTCCGCAAAAACTTCAGCGCCCAGGTGCTGAAGGCAAATATGCGCGTCGTCGGCAACTGCGAATACGGCCTGATCCTGTACCGGGACAAACTGCCGAAGTTCAACAACCACGGAAAGATGGTTTTCAACTGCATCGAGTGGGACAAAGACACGTCGTCGCCGAAGATTCACCCGACACAAAAGCCCGTCAATCTGCTTGAGCGCCTTATCAGCATCTTCACGGATGAAGGCGATGTGGTGATCGACCCTTGCGCTGGAAGCGGTTCAACGCTGATCGCTGCGCACAACATGGGCCGGCGTGGTTACGGCTTCGAAATCAAGAAGAACTTCTTCAGCGCGGCTAGCGACTGGATCGCCAGCAACGAGCGCCAAGGCTCTTTCTTGCGGCCAGTTAAGCAAGTGGGTCGGCCAGCGATCAAACAAGGCTCATTGATTGATTGCGAGGCGGCGTAAATGGCACGCATACGCACGGTTAAGCCTGATTTCTTCCGACATGAAATCCTTCAGGATTTAGAAATCGCGCACCCTGGCGCCTACCCGATGATGGTATTTGAAGGTCTTTGGGGCCACTGCGACAACAAGGGCCGCTTCGAGTGGAAGCCACGCATGCTGAAGCTCGATATTCTTCCGTTTCTTCCGTTCGATATGGCCGCAACGCTTGCCATTCTCGAGTCAGCCGGGATGCTTAAGCGCTACACAGTGGCAGGGAAAGAGTACGGCGAAGTCCCGACGTTCGAGAAGCATCAGAGACTATCGGGGAAAGAAGCAACAGAAGGAGAAAAATTCCCAGCTCCTGAAGAAAACAACTGTGAAGCACAAGGGAAGCAACGGGGAAGCGTTGGGGAAATACCAAAATCCCAGGAAGGGAAGAGGAAGGGAATAGGAAAGGAAGAGGAAGGGGAAGGGGAAAGGAATGGAGCGTTACCGGCCGGCAAGCCGACCGACCCCGAAAATCAACCCGACCCCGAAACCGCTCTGCAAACCGCTTGCAGGGAAACATGGGATGCGTACTCCGATGCTTACGCCACACGCTACGGAACGAAGCCGGTAAGAAACGCGAAGATCAACGGGCAGATAAAGCAGTTCGTGCAGCGGCTTGGATTCGATGAATCGCCCAGCGTAGCCGCTTTCTTCGTCTGCCATGCCAATGCCTACTACGTCAAAAAATGCCACGACACCGGATCACTGCTTGCTGATGCCGAAAAGCTGCGCATGGAGTGGCAAACCGGGCGGATGGTCACGGCCACATCCGCCCAACAGTCTGACCGTACCCAATCGAATTTCAACGCCGCAAACGAAGCGATTCGAATGCTTGAAGCGGAGGCAGCAGCATGAGCATATCCGACGTGGTAAAGGCAATCGCTGTCACTGCCGAACTGACTGGAACGCAGCTTTCTGCCGACGCAATGAAGGCGATGGCGTCCGACCTGGCCGGCGAACATTCAGAACCGGCGATTATGGCCGCGCTGACCCGCTGCCGGCGCGAACTTCCTGGCCGGCTGACGCAAGCCGCAGTCGTTGAGCGCATCGAGCAGGCGGACGGAAGGCCGGGAGCAAACGAAGCCTGGGGAATCGCGCTGTCGGCTTTCGATGAAGCGGCAACAGTCATCCTAAACGAAGAGATCAACGAGGCTATGGCAGCAGCGCGCCCGGTAATGAATTCCGGCGACGACATAGGCGCTCGAATGGCGTTTCGCGATGCTTACGAGCGAGTTATCCGGAAAAACCGGATAACTGGTATCAAACCGAAATGGTATCCGTCACTCGGGCACGATCCAATGCTACGCGCAGATGCAATCCAGGCGGCCGAGTCAAAAGGGCTGCTGACCAGATCGCAAGCGGCCGCGTATCTCCCGGCGCCAATGACAAGCGAAGACCATGCGCGCGGGAATGTTATCGCCGGTCTGCTTACCGGGACCGTGGCGCCAATGCCGAAAGACCCGGAGTTCCGCGCGAACGTCGGGAAGCTGCTTTCTGTGCTGAAGCAGGAGCGCGCGGCATGACTCCGGTAATCATTGGAAATGCGACTTTGTACTGCGGTGATTGCATGGACTACATGCGCGGCCTTGATGACAAGGCGTTCGACTTGGCGATTGTCGATCCTCCGTATGGTTTGAATATGGCGAAGGAAAGGCCGCGTAAGGACGGACGATTTGCTCATAACGTACCGCGCAAATGGGATGAGAGCATTCCCGACGCTGCTTATTTTTCAGAGCTTGAAAGGGTTAGCAAGAATCAGATTATTTGGGGAGGAAACTACTTTCCATTGCCGCCGACTCAAGGATTTATATTTTGGTACAAACAAAACCCGGTCGACAACTTTTCAGACGGAGAACTGGCGTGGACGTCGTTTAAGCGCCCTGCTAAATGTTTCCCGTTTCGGTATTACGGAAGCCTAGCAGGGGCATCGTCGGCAGAGAAGAAGATCCACATATCACAAAAGCCGGTCGAGCTTTATGAGTGGCTGCTGACCAACTATTGCGAGGGTGGGCAGTCTGTGATTGACACTCACCTCGGCAGCGGATCAAGCGCAATCGCTGCAAACAATCTCGGCTTCAAGTTCGTTGGTTGTGAGTTAGACGCCGACTACTTCTCGGCAGCCTGCCAGCGCATCGAGAACGCACAGCGCCAAGAGTCGTTATTTGCGCCATCAATCAAGCAAGAGCAGATCGGGCTTGCGCTATGACCGAAACCATCTGTAAAGAAATCCGCGAAGAACGCGCAGCTATCTGCGAATTCGACGGGATGCTTACTCGGGAAGAAGCCGAACAGCGCGGGATGCTCGAATCTGAAACCTACCGCAGATCCTGTGAAATTCGCACGGTGCTGGACATGCCGCAAGCCAGCCGCGCCGGGTATATGGATCGAGTGGAGAAGATGCGCGGAGCAAAGGCGGCTAACGAGTTGCGCGAATCAGTCAGAAACGAGTGGTTTAAACGGCGAGCGAGAGAAGGGAAGGCGGGATGATATGCGCACCATGCACCTCTTTGCAGGAATCGGCGGTGGACTACTTGCCGACCTCATTCTCGGACATGATCCAATTGTCGCTGTTGAGTGGGATAAATACGCCTGTGCAGTCTTGCGCCAACGAGCCGCTGACGGATGGTTCCCTGGATTGCACGTGTGGGAAGGCGACGTCCGGCTGTTCGATCCATCCGAGTACGCCGGCCGCGTGGATTGCATTCATGCGGGATTCCCTTGCCAAGACATTAGCGTCGCTGGAAAGCAAGCAGGCGTATCTAAGGGAACCCGATCAGGTCTTTACCGTGAAGTCCTGCGCATTGCTGGCATCGTTCAACCACGCTTCCTGTTCTTGGAAAACGTTGCAGCAATCCTTTCTAACGGACTCGGAACCGTTCTCGCAGACTTGGCCGAGATGGGGTATGACTGCCGGTGGCTCTGCATTCGCGCATCCGATGTCGGAGCGCCGCATCACAGAGACAGGTGGTTCTTACTTGCCAACTCCGGTTTCAATCGACGCGGGATCGGGCAGGTTCAATACGTCAATTGGAAGCTCGAACCATCGCCCGACTTTGGCGTTGATGGCGAAGCGAGCTCTGTGGCCTACTCCAAGTGCGTCACAGCGCGGAGATTGTCCTTCAGAGCGGAACAGACGGACGCCTGGGCTGGTTTCAGCGGTGAAGATGTGGCCGACGCCTACGGCGCACAACGCCAAGGAGTGCAACGCCAAGAGCGAATCCGAACGGAATACACCGACGTTAGCTGCTCAAGCTGGTGGACCGTTGAGCCCGAATTGGACCGCGTGGCTCATGGGATTCCCAATCGGGTGGGCCAGCTTAAAGGCTACGGAAACGCACAAGTGCCGCTCCAAGCCGCGACAGCATGGAGATTGCTCGGAGGTGGGTAATTAATGGAAGCTGCCATCGTCCTATCAAGCCCCGTAACCGCGCATCAGCAGTTTGCGCAGTTGTGGCAGAGCATCAAGCCTGAACTCGTCGCCGGGAATCGCCACGTCGCGGAGATTCGGCCCTATGAGGATCACTTGACCGACAGGCAGCGCAAGTATTACCACGGATACATCCTGATGGAGATTGCGCGGCAAGCAAGGCCCGGCGATCAAGTATTTTCAATGGCCACGTGGAAAGAGCATTTTCGCAAGACGTTCCTGGGCGAGAAGCGGAAAAGCTACACCAATCCTTTGACCGGCCGGAAGTCAAAGCGCTCCGTTCGGGTGTCCACAGAGGATCTAGGCGTTCGCGGCTACGCCACGTTGATCGAGAAGGTTACGGCGTTTGCTGTGACTGAGTTGGGCGTGGTCTTTGATGTGAGCATGGATGAATTCATCGATCAAGAGACTGGCGAGATTACAACGAGGGGTTGGCGATGAGTTCGCTCTGGATGGGCCTCGTCGCTCAAGTTCCTTGCGTCGTATGCGCGCAGCTTGGCGAATCCTCACCAGTGCAAGTCCATCACATGCGCACAGGCCAACTCGGGAAGCGCCAGTCAGATCACTTGACGATTGCGCTCTGCCCGGAGCATCACACAGGCGGCTACTCGATCCATTGCGACCGGGAAAACTTCGAGCGTCAGTTCGGTAGTGAATTGGATTTGATGGCGGCCACCGTGGCCGGGGTTGAGCGGATATTGAAACGAAAGGGAGTTCGATGAGGATGACGCCGGAGCAGTTCAGCGCAGCGCAGTCGCGCCACAAGAGCCAGTCGCTCAACCAAACAGGCTCAGAGCGTTTCCGCGCGCTTGGCCGGCTTCCCAAAGGGAAGATGAACAAGACCGAAACGGAGTACGCCCGGCGACTTGAAGCGCTTCGCACAATGGGCAAGGTAATTGGCTGGAAGTTTCACCCTATGCGCGTGCGCCTGGCCGACAACACGTACTACGAGGTTGATTTTCTGGTGCTGCACGATGACATGACGCTGGCCATCCACGAAACAAAGGGCGGATTCACTACCGACAAGGGCCAGATGAAAATCAAGCTATGCGCCGAAGTCATGCCGTGGTTCCAGATGATCAAGGCGACAAAGTTGCCCGTCAAAAAGGGCGGCGGATGGATATTGGAGGAATTCTGATGAGCGACATCATCGACGCCGCAAACGAAGTAGAAACGCTCTGGACTGAAACCGCTATCCGCCAGGCGCACTTCGAAGCGAACCAGACCGACACGACGTATCACACGCATTGCGCTTGGTGTAGCGATCCGTCTCCGGATGGCCGGAAGTATTGCAGCTACGGGCAGGAATCGTGCGCGACGGATGCGAATCGGCGGGATGAGCTGCTCAAGCGGCAGGGCCTTCAATGAAGCCAGGCCGACCCGCAACAATCGGCAAGGTTATTTTGAGCAAGGCGCAGTTTTATCGGACCGTGGCGGAGCTGAGCCGGGAAACGGGAGCGGCGCCGAATACCGTTCAAGCAGTGCTACGCAGGGCGGCAGATAGAGGGGAGATTCACTTGAAGCGATTTATCAGCGGGAAGTCGGGAAGGGCGATCATGGTGAAGGGATGAATGAGATGAAGAGTACAGGCGGTCCGGCGTTTCCGTCGCACGGATCAATGGGCGAAGTGACACAAGAGGGAATGACGATCAGGGACTACTTAGCGGCGAAGGCGATGTCGTCTCTTATATTAAGCGGAAGGCTTCATGAATTGTGGGAAATAGAAGCCGAAAGATATATAGAGTCTTTAGCAGAGGATGCTTACATGATTTCTGACGCAATGCTAGCAGAGCGTGAGAAGTGACTCCAAAACAGAAACGGTTTATCGATGAGTACCTGATTGACCTGAATGCAACTCAGGCGGCGATTCGTGCTGGGTACTCGTCAAAAACAGCATCGGTTATCGGTGATGAAAACCTAAGAAAACCTTATATTCAAGCCGAGTTATCTGCTCGAATGAAAGACCGCGAGAAGCGCACGGAAATCACTCAAGATCGCGTTTTGAACGAGCTTGCCAAGATAGGCTTTGCCGACATTCGAAAGGCTGTGCAATGGGGCGACGGACTCTCTGTGCAAGATCCTGAGTCGGGCGAAATAGTTATTTCGAATGGCGTTTCTTTGATCGGCAGCGAGCAAATCGACAACGACACGGCGGCGGCAATCTCCGAGATTTCACAGACCGCGCAAGGGTTGAAGATCAAGATGCACGACAAAAAAGGGGCGCTTGTGGATATTGGACGGCACCTTGGGATGTTTAAAGACAAGGTGGAATTAACCGGAAAAGATGGCGGGCCGGTGATCGTTGAAGCACCAAAGCTCGAAATCATTCTGCACAAAAACTAAAGGAAAGCAAAATGAGCGTAGAAATTAAGATGTATCGAAACAAAGATGCAAAAGCTGATTTCTCCGAGTGGAATTTATATAGCGATTCTTCAGAAATAGAAAAGGCCATACACAACCACTTAGAAAAATGCATTGACGTCATTTTTTCCGATGTTGGGGCAAATTCCAGAATATCTTTAGACGCTTTTGACTCTGAAGATAACGACCTAAGTATTGATTGCTCTATTGAGCTTAGTGAATTTGAAGCTTACGCAACTGCTAAAGTTTCTTTACGTGAGCTTTTCAGAGAATGTTCTTTGAATTTTTGCGACAGGGCTGATGCCGAAAACGTGTCAAACATTCTTCGATCTATAGCCGATTCGCTATTAGTAAAGAATAAGCCATAAATTGAGGCTAGAACTTCACCAGAAGCAATCATTCGCATTCGAGAGCCAATCCACTGAGATTTTGTACGGAGGTGCGGCCGGCGGCGGAAAGTCGCACCTTATGCGCGTTTGTGCGATCGCTTGGTGCGTTGATATTCCCGGCATTCAGGTCTATCTCTTTCGGCGCACTTACCCGGACTTGTGGAAGAACCACATGGAAGGCGGCAGCAGCTTCCCGGCGATGCTTGCCGATTGGCTCGGCGCCGGATTGTGCAAGATTAACTTCAGCGATGGCCAGGTGATTTTCTCGAATGGTTCGAAGATCCACTTGTGCCACTGTCAGCACGAAAAGGACGTGATCAAGTACCAGGGCGCCGAAATCCATGCGCTGCTGATCGATGAGCTAACTCACTTCAGCGAGAAGATTTACCGCTTCCTGCGTGGCCGCTGCCGTCTCGGCGGATTCGTTGTGCCTGAACGATGGCGCGGCCAGTTCCCGCGCATCCTCTCCGGCGCGAATCCTGGCGGCATTGGGCATCATTGGGTAAAGGCGTCTTTCATCGATGGCGCTGTGCCAATGGTCACTCGCCAGATGCTGCCGAAAGAGGGCGGTATGTTGCGCCAGTACATCCCGGCGAAACTACAAGACAATCCGACGATGGATGATGGCTACGCTGACCGGCTGTCTGGCCTGGGTAATGAGGCGCTTGTCCGTGCGATGCTCGATGGCGACTGGGAGATTGTGGCCGGCGCGTACTTCACAGAGTTCTCGCGCCAGAAGCATGTCGTCAAGCCATTCGCCATTCCCCTTCACTGGACGCGATACCGGGCGTTCGATTGGGGGTCTGCTAAGCCATTCGCCTGCTACTGGATCGCTGTGTCTGATGGATCAATACGAGAGTATCCGCGCGGGGCCCTGGTGTTCTATCGCGAGTATTACGGCATGGCCGACGAGCCGAATAAAGGCCTGAAGATGACCGCCGATAGAGTCGCGCAGGAAATCAAGCGAAAGGATCAGAAGGAGACGACCGAAGAAGGTGGATGGGGCGTTGCTGATCCTGCAATCTTCACGGCTGACGGCGGCGAGTCCATCGCAGAGACAATGCGCAAGAATGGCGTCAAGTGGCGCCACGCTGACAACAAGCGCAAGGCAGGATGGGAACAGATGCGCATTCGCTTGAACGATGACGACGACGGCAAGCCGCTGATGTTCGTCTTTGAAACGTGTGTCCATCTGATTCGCACGCTGCCGGCGCTTCAGCACGACGAGCACGACCCGGAAGACGTGGATAGCGACCAAGAAGACCACGGACCCGATGCGGCGCGTTATGGATGTATGGCGCGGCCAATCGTGCGCGACGGGATGAAGCCGACCAGGGGGCCGAAACCTGGGACGTTCGACCACCTGCTGTCGATCACCGATGAAAAGAAAGGCGTCAGCCGCTACCGATCAGTTATCCCCATAGATTGAATTTATCATCTTGATCCGCGAGCGTTATAAAACGCGAATGGATGAAGTCGCGCAAATAATTCAAGGGCTGCGAATTACGCGGCCATCAATCAATTTCGAGCAGCTTCTTGCTCTCGCCGATCCGTCCGCACAGTTTGAAGCGCATTGCGCGGCTGATGTCGGCAAAGACTTCTGGATTTATACGGTCAATGGCTCCCTGCTTGAAGGTGAAGCCATTGTCGTTCGTGCGTCAAAGTTCTTCCCTGAAGTCGCCGAAGACCTGGCGCAAAACGGTCTGGCCGACACGATTAAGGCCGCTAGGAACTTCGACGCTAATACCGGACTGCAAGCCACTGTCGAAGTGAAAGGGCTGCATTGATGGACAAGGAAACGCCCGAACTATCCGAACAGGACAAAGCACTCGCAAAGCGCTGGGGAAAGCGCCTTGAATCCGCGCTGAAGACGCAAAGCAAAGAAAAGACAGAGGAACGATTCAAGAAGCTGCGCAAGTACGTTCGCGGCGATGTAGGCGGCGATGACTCTCCAGGTCTTGTTCGCACAAACATCATTCATTCGAACTTTGCCGCAATACTGCCGCAGATTTACGCCAAGAATCCCGAAATCGCCGTCACGCCGACTGAAGCCGCTGGACCGTCCGCCGTATGGGTTCCGGGTTTCTGCAAGACGCTGCAATCTGTCCTGAATCGCGTATTCATCAAGGACGCGAAGCTCAAGCCGCGCGCCAAGGCGGCGATTCGCTCGGCGATGACGACAAGCATCGGATGGGCCAAGGTTAGCTGGCAAAAGGACATCAACACCGATCCGATCATCGAAACGCGCCTTTCCGACTCGCAAGACAATCTTCAGCGCATCCGGCATCTGATCAGCGAAATTGAGGAAGACGACGGCGGCAAAAGCGAGCTTGAAGCGCAACAGGCCGAACTAGAGCAGCAGATTGCCGCGCTCGAGCAACAAGCCGAGGTGACGGTCGTTTCCAGCGTGGCGATTGACCGGCCGCTGACCGAGGATATATTCATCCTCGATGACACGATGTACGACTTTGACGGCTACCCGCAGGCCGGCGCCATTGCGCATCGCGTATGGATGACGACGGAGGAGTACGAGCAGACATTCAAGAAGGAGCCGCCGAAGACCGCGAACCGATACGGCGGCGACAAGAAAGAGCGCAGCGCATCAAAGGATGAATCAGCCGTTGAGCTTGTGGCCGTGTTCGAAGTGTGGGACCGGACGAGTAATCGCGTTTATACGCTGTGCGCTGGCGCTGATGAATGGGCGCGAGATCCTTACACGCCGGAAGTCTTAGGCCGTCGATTCTATCCGTTCTTTGCCCTGGCGTTCAATCCGGTCGACGGGTCAATTAAGCCGCTGTCCGATACCGAACTTCTGATCGAGCTGCAGGACGAATACAACACGACGCGCACGAACTTTGCCGAGCATCGCAAAGAGAACTTGCCGACGCGAGTTTATCGCAAGGGCGGCGACATTACAGACGCCGACGTTAAGGCGCTGTCGAATCGCAAGTCAGGCCAGTGGGTCGGCATTGAAGGCAATCCAGAAACACCGCTTCAAAACGATATTGCCATCCTGCAAAATCCGCCGGTTGATCCTGCAACGTATGACGTGCAAACGATCCTGCGGGACGCTGAGATGGTGCTCGGCGCCGGAGATGCGGCCAAGGGGTCGATTAACAAAGCCAAGACCGCCACAGAGGCGGAAATCATGGCGCAAGGGCTTCAATCGCGCATTGCCGAACGCTCTGACGTGGTTGAAGACTGGATCGCCGAAATGGCGCAGTTCGCCGCTGAATTGTGCCTTCAGCAGATGACGGTCGATCAGGTAAAGCGGATTGCCGGAGAAGGTGCGGTCTGGCCACAGATGAGCAAGGCCGACGTGTTCGACCTTGTCCAGATCGAGATTCGCGCAGGATCGACCGGGCGCCCGAACAAGGCAAAAGAGCGCGAGCAGTGGGGGCAGATGCTCCCGCAGATTCAGAAATCTGTCGAGCAGATCATACAGCTACGCGAGGCCGGCCAGAACGACATGGCCGAAACCGTGATGAAGCTGCTTGAGGAAACGCTCCGGCGCTTTGATGAGCGTATCGACATTGAATCCTTCTTGCCGCCTCGCAAAGAGGGAGAAGGACAGCAAGCGCAGATACCACCGGAGCTTCAGCAGCAAATGCAGCAGGGCCAGCAAATGATCCAGCAGTTGCAGCAGGAAAACGCGCAACTCAAGCAAGTTGCTGAAGGGAAGCAGGCAGACAACGACTTCAAGCGCGAGCAATTCGACTTCGAGAAAAAGAAGGCGATTGACGAGGCGAACTTCAGGAACGAACAGGCGCAACAGACTGCCGTGGCGAAGTCCGAAGAATTACGCATCAAAGCAGACGCACAGACGCGCCAGACTGAGATTGACGCCGCGAGCAAAGAAAGCATCGAGCGCGAACGCATCGCCAGCCAAGAGCGCATCGCTATGCTGCGCGAAATGACCGCGCTGCGGCAGTCATCTGAAGGCCAAAGCGAGAGCGGACAGCAGCAGGCGCAGGACGTGACCGCGATGCTTTCCGAGATGCAGCAGGCCATGCAGCAGGTCGCAATGCACTTCAGTAACTCACTTTCGACGATGCAACAGCAACTTACTGCGCCGAAACGAGTAATCCGCGACGAAGATGGAAACATGATCGGAGTCGAGACGGTCCAGTAACTTGGGGCCTGGATCGACTACTGCACCAGAAACAACTGCCCAATAGAGGAGTAACATATGAAGTTAACCACCGCACTCCGAAATACCCGCGCCACTGACATCATCACCGCAGCCGGCACCAATCCGAAAGTGAAGTTCTACAACGGCACGGAATCGCTCACCCCGGCCGGTACGCTTCTGGCGACGTTGAACGTAACAGGAGCCCTCGGAACGGCGACAGGCGGTGTGATCGACATGAACGAGACGGTCACGCAGACGAATAGCGGACACGTTGCCGGAACGCCGACCTTCGCGGTGATCACGACCTCGGCAGATGTGGCTGTGCTGACGCTTGCGATCCCTGGAAACATGGCCTTTACCGGGACGGTTGCAACAGGCGTCGACGTGACTCCGACCGCGCCTTGGACGATCACCGAGGGTAATGTCTAGCATGGCATCCCCGGCGCCCTCCTGGTCAGGCTGTCCATCTGGCGGAGTAGTTGCCGGGGGAAGAAATCTACTGCCGTTTGTCGGCAGGCAGGCCGCGCTGCTCTCAGCGGGGCAGGCGGTCGAGATACCGTGCTCCGCACTAAACACCCTGGACGGCACTGGCATTTACCCGACAGAGGGTAGGGCAAACACGCTGATCACAAACTGGACCACTAAAATGGTTTGGGACGCTCCAAGTCAGCGCGCCATCATCTACGCTGAGACTGCCGGCGCTATTGGCTATGGCGGCATCTGGTCTGTGCTGCTGTGGTTTGATGCAAAGCTCAACACTTGGGGCCACGTCCGCAACCCGTTTGGACGCTTTTGTGGTCACGGCTACGACTCAAACACTTATGACCCAGTGGAGCGCATCCACTACAAAGCGCCCTACAACACGCCGCAAATTGAGCGGTGGGATTGTGAGGCATGGGAGGCGATGACGCCGCTAACAGGCCCGTCGACGAGCCTTGGCCCGGTTACTGGCGCATTTGGCGGCGTAACTGGACTGGCGTGGCATCCGCATCTTGGATCGCAAGGGTCGTTGATTTGGTGCGATTCATCACTCGGTCGGTTGTATCGGTGGGACCGTGCATCGCAGGTCTGGACGCAAATACACGCAAACGCGACGATTCGCGGCCAGACCGTAGCGCACTACAACCCGCAGTCTGATTCGGTTGTTTGCGGCGGTGCGAATATTGGAGATCCGTTGTATTTTGTCTCTGCGACGGGAGTTGTTACGGCGTCTAGTGCTTGTCCGCAAACCGTGCTGTCGCACGCGGATGGGCAGCTATTTTTTCCAGACCTCAAGCGCTCCAAAGCAATCCTTTTGTCTCCGGCGAGCGGCCACGTGCATGAGCTAGATATGGCCTCTGGCGCATGGGCTGACGTTGGCGCATTTCCGGTCATGCTGTCACCAACGCACCCCGTCATTGGTTGCCCGATCCCGGAATATAACTGCTACCTGTTTATGCGGTATGGCAGCTCTGGGGCGTCGAAAGCCTACCTCTACAAACATACGGCATAAATATGGCTCTCACGCTAAATACATCGCACCCGCTCTATAGCTCGCTTCTCGCGCTGATTTGTGTCGATGACGACGGCGCTGTAAAGGATTTGACGGGGAATCAGACGTGCTCAAAGCACGCAAACTGTACAGTCGGGTCAGGTTCGCTTGGCCGGCATTTTCGGACAGTAATTAACGGGTCGGTAAACGCTGAGGGCGTGGCGCTGTCGCCGGGGTTGCTCACTAAACCGCTAACCGGAACAGCCGCAGGCTCGTCTTTTGTTGTGATTAACGAGGGTAACAGCCGGGCGTCTCGCAGTTCAGTTTTTGACACGGCGATGAATAACGCATCAGGTCCAGGAGTCTATACCGGGGATGCTCCTGGTATCTGTTTCGGCTCTAACTATCCAACTCTTTTAGGCTCCACAGACATAATCGGTACTGGCGCGCACTCCTTTGGATGTACTTTATCTGGCACCGCATCCAAAACATTTTGCGACGGCGAGGTACAGGCGACATATGGGAGTTTAGGGAATGCCAGTGACGGATACCGCGCTCAGAATATTGGCGGGTCTGTATCTGGTGGGGTTGGTGGATTTGCGGCTGATTATGTGTGGGTTGCGCAATTTAACCGAGTGCTGACAGACCAAGAAATAGAAGACCTGCACGCCAGCTTAGGTGCTAGCAACGCGTTTGCGCTGGTTGAGGCGTCCACACCAAGCGCCACCACACAAATCACAGCCACAACAGACAATGCAGCCTTCTCAGGCGCGACAGTCGGATACAGCGCATCGTCCTCGACTCAGGTGTCCGCGACAACCGCAGATGCGGTGTTTTCCGGCGGCGCAACGGTCCCGGCTGGCGCTGGATCATTCGTCACAGACGTGATGGTGAACAACACCGGCTCGGTGTGGGAGAGCACTCCCGTCGTCTATGAGTGGCGCGTCGGCACTGGCATCGGCGTCGCTCCGTCGTCCGTAAATTACGGCACAGGGACGACTAGCGCAGGCGGCGTTCTGACCGCTACCGGACTGATTGCCGGAACTGGCGTTTTTCTTGTTGCCACTACTGATCGATCATCCGTCTATTACCAAGCCGGGACCGTGGCCTAATGCTGCGCAATCTCAATCAATCCTCTGGCGGAAAGCGGGTACTCGGGACGCCTAAAACTGGCGTGCTTGGCTCGCTGATTCCGGCGACTGGCGACAATGGGCCGGGTTATGCCTATAACAGCTTGTCGCTTCCGGCAGACGCCGGCAAAGAGATTTGCGGCACGATTACGACATGGCCGGCATCCGGTTCGCTCCACGCCTACGAAGACACGAGCTACGAATTCAGCGGCGCGGCGGATGGATCGTACTGGTTCGAGTGGCAGTTAAAAGTCAACGGCGTAGCAACAGGATCGCCAGTTAGAGCATGGCTGCAAGTCGGACCGGCTTATGCGGGGGTGACCGCGACAGCAGACGACGCCGTTTTCTCGGGCGGCGCGACGATAGCCGGAGTACTGGCGTCAGTGTCTATTGCCGCAACGACAGACGATGCAGTGTTTGCTGGTGGCGCGGCTCCTGGCGGATCTTGGTCCGGCTCAATATCCGACGCCGACGTTGCCCGAATCGCCGATGCCGTCATGGCGCGCCTGCTGGCGGTGGCCATCCCGGTGAACATCAAGCAAGTGAACGACGTGTCGATCAAGGGCATCGGGACGCCCGCTAACCCTTGGAATCCTGTCTGATATGGCTGACAACGTAGGTTTCACCCCAGGCACAGGCGCAACGATTGCCGCCGACGAAATCGACAGCGTGTTGCATCAGCGCGTCAAGGTGCAATTCGGCGCCGACGGCGAAGCCACGGATGTATCAAGCGCCGACCCAATGCCAGTCGAAGTATCAGGCGTCAGCACAGAAGCAACGCTATCGGCGCTCAAGGCGTCCGTCGACTCTCTGAGCGCAAAGGTATCAGCCTGCAACACAAACTCCGTGGCGCTCGACGCTGCAACGCTGGCGGCGCTGGAAACGGTAACGATCGCCAATCCAACGGCGCAAGGGCTGACTAACACACAACTGCGCGACTCGGCTGTTCCAGTCTCGGGTGATTTTTTCCAGGCCACGCAGCCGGTGAGCGCTGTTGATTTGCCATTGCCTGCCGGCGCGGCTGCCGAAGTGACTCTAGCCTCCGTGCTGGACGCCGTGAACGCCCTGGCTACGGCGATCAGCCAGCACGACGCAATCGCAACCGACGGGCACGGCGGCTTTGTGATGCTTGCAAAGCGCCGAGACTCTGACGCTTCGGCGACGGTCGCCGACGGCGATTTCGGCTACATCAGCCTAGACGAAAATCAGCGGGTAAAGGTGGCGACTCAGCCTGGCTCAATAGTCGCGGTTGTGCAGAACATCACAGCTAATGCGCAGACGGTGCCGATCAATGTCGAGCGGGCCAGCAATCTGACGATCAGCATGGTGGCCACGTCGCTTGTGGGGCATAACGTAACGTTTGAATACTCGAACAACAGCACCAACGGAATAGACGGCAATTGGTACGTGGTGCAGGTCGTGCGGTCAAATGCAAACACCGTCGATACGGCATCTGGCGTGCTTACTTCGACGCCGGTTTATGGGTGGGAAGCCTCGGTCAACGCCTACAAGTGGTTCCGTGTCAGAGCGACTGCGCACACCAGCGGCACGGCGGCATACACTTTGCAGCCTGGGGCTTATGCCACTGAGCCGATCCCCGCAGTCCAGGTCACGGCCACTCAGCCGATCAGCGGAACGGTAACGGCGACGGTTACGCCGCCAGCGCCTGCAACGCCGTACTTCCTGAACTCAGCAGCGACGACGAACGGCGCGCTGATTATCACCGGCACAAGCTGCGTCCAGTCTCTCTATGTGACCAACGAGGGCGCAGCGCCGGCATACGTCAAGCTATACAACAAGGCCACGGCGCCGACGGTCGGAACGGACGTGCCAGAAATGATTATTCCGGTCCCTGCCGCGGTGAGTGGCGTCCCTGGTGTGGCTAATCCGAACATTGGCTTTATCGGCTTCAGGTTTGCGCTCGGCCTTGGTATTGCGATCACGGCAAACGCGGTTCATACGGACACGGCCGCAGTGGCAGCCGGCCAGGTCAAGGTCAAGTTGTCGCGGACGGTGTAAATGCTGCTCACGCTCCTAGGCAATCAGTCCGCCGCTCCAGTTGATCCTCCGGTCGTTGATTCGGCGGATTGTTGGGGCGGTGCATGGGGGCTGTCGTGGGGCGATTCGTGGGGCGTTGCTGCTGTTGTCCCGGTTCTTCCTGCATCGCTCGGCGGTTGGACTGATGATCGGAAGCGGAAGAAAAGGCGCCTTGACGACGAACTGGACGAGATCCAAGAGGCTTTGCCGGCTGATGTGGTTTCAAGAATTCGCAACGAGATGCTTTCTGCGTCTCTTGCTCAAGATGTTATTGCTCGGGCGAAATCCAGGGCGAAGCGTATGCGCTCGGAAGAAGAAGCGCTTTTATTGATGTTATAGGAGAAAAACTATGCCTTGGTACTTGAGAAACTTGATGGCGCGCGGCGGTTACATGGAAGAGGAAACGGGAGCGGAAGAGGGCGGATCTGTCGGCAGTGCTGATGATGCTCCGGCGCCGGAAGTCGCCTCAGATTCGCCAGCAGAACCGGCATCGATGCTTGAAGCAATCGAATCGGGCCTGAAGGTTGAGACGGAGGCCGAAAAGGTCGAGCGGCTCCGCGACGAGCAAGGGCGGTTTGCTGCTAAGGAAGCGGCAGCAGATCCGAACAAGAAGACGCCCGAAACCGTCGCCAAGCCCGAGGACGACATGGCCATGCCTGAGGGCTTGAGCCAGAAGGCGCAGGAGCGATTCACGAAGCTGGTTAATCGAGTGAAGGAGCATGAGGCGCAAGTCTCCGAAATCTCCGGCACGCTCGGCCAGTTCAGAGAAATGATCCAGAGCACCGGAACGAGTCCGCAGGAGTTCAGCCAGGCGATTGACTACATGCGCATGGTCAAGCATGGCGACTTTGAAGGCGCATTGAAGATCATGGACGATCAGCGGCGCATGCTGTCGCTGGCGATGGGCAAGCCGCTTCCCGGCGCTGATCCTCTGTCGCAGTTTCCCGACCTTCGCCAGCGCGTCGACGGCTACCAGATGGACGAGCAGACCGCGATGGAGATTGCGCGCACCCGCATGATGCAGAATCAGCAGCAGGAGCAATTCCAGCGCCAGCAGCAGAGCCAGCAGCAAACGCAGAGATCACAGCAGGAGCGCAGCCAGTCGATTCAGCAGATTGACCAGCTCGGCCAGCAGTGGGCGAAGACGGACCCGGATTTCACTTACAAGGAAGACATCATCCTGAAGCAATTGCCGGAAATTGCCGCCAACTTCCCGCCGTCGATGTGGCCGCAGCAAGTGAGAATCCTCTACAACACGATTTCGGCCGTGCCGATGCAACGCGCTCCGGCGAACAATCCGGCGCCGCTTCGGCCTACCGGACTGCAGGGCGGCGCAAGGCAGCCGAAATCAATGCTTGAAGCGATGGAGATGGGCCTGGGGTACTCGGGCGGCTAAATTCTGGCAACTATCGAAAGGTAGGTGGTCCGACGATAGCGCTGTGAAGCGCACAGATCCCGCAGACGGATTTTGATTCTCTCCTTCTCGCTTCATTGCGAGTTAGCCCGCTTCGGTGGGCTTTTTTTCGTCCGCAACAAACAATTTATCATCTTGATCGAGCGAAAGTATAAAGCGCACATGGACTGCTGAATTTTCGCGGTCGTGGCTGTAATGCAGGGTCCGCCGCCTGCGTGTTTTCAAGGTTGATGCCGGGTTCGCCGCCGGATACGTCGAGCAAATCGACACAAATCTTATTCACGCACATAGGAGGCTACATGCCCTTTACCGCACAAGAACTACAGGACAGCGGCAAAATTGCCCTGGACTACTTCCTGAAAAACAACCCGATTGATCAAGTTGCCGTTGAGCGTCCGTTGCTCAAGGCGCTCATGGCGAAAAAGAAGACCTTCCCCGGCGGCAAGCAGTACATCGTCGAGCAGCTTCGCTATCGCTATCAGTCCAATTTCCAATGGTTCAACGGTGCCTCCGTTGTCACCTATAACAAGCGCGTCACCGTCGAGCAGGCTCAGTATCCGTGGCGCTCGGCGCATGATGGCTTCTCGCTCGATGAAGACCGCCTTGCGCAAAACGGCATCGCGATTGACGACAACGGCAGCGGCGGCAATGCGTCCAGTGCTGAACGTGTTCAGCTCACGAACCTTCTGACCGAATCAACCGAAACGCTGCGCCTGGGCTTCGAGGAAAAATTCTCGATGTACCTGCATCTGGACGGCTCCAGCTCGACCGATGCCATCTCCGGCCTTGATGCCTTGGTTTCGACTACGCCAACTTCCGGCACGGTCGGCGGTATTGATCGCTCGGTGGCCAGCAATGTCTGGTGGAGAAACAACGTTTCCACCGGCCTGACGGCTCCGACCACTGCGGCGCACGCGACGGCATTCCTCGGCGCAATGGAAACGATGTGGCGCGCTTGCGTGAAGAACGGCGGCCGCCCCGATACGATCTTGGCCGGCGCCGGCTTCATTGATGCGTACATCGCTGCCATGACCCTGAACGGCCAGCAGATCAGCTACGCAGGCGGCGAGGCTCGGAAGCTTGACGGCGGCGTGTCTGGCATCTTCTTCAAGGGGCTGGAAATCCAATGGTGCCCTGAGTTCGATGACAACTTCGGCGGGTTTGTTTCCCCGGCGATCCACTGGACGAAGCGCTGCTACTTCATGAATACGAAGACGATCACGCTTCGCCCGATGGAAGGCCAGGACATGGTGAGCCGCAAACCTCCGCGCGTCTATGACAAGTACGTCTATTACTGGGCGCTGACCTGGCGCGGCTCGATGACCACAAACCGGGCCAATGCAAACGCCCTGCTTTCCATCTCGTAAGGAGACTTGACTATGACTATTGCAGTCACAAACCTCGGAACGCTGACCTCGGCCACTTCCGGCACTTCGCAGAAGCCGGAGGATGTGAATT